ACCGTGCTCGTCCATGTCGATACCTCTAGTAAGGTGCTCGTAGATTTCATCTATAGACCCAAGCAGGTCCTGTGCGGTTTCAAACACTTGGTTAGAACCTGCCAGTGAAGTAAAGATTTCAAACTTAATCAAGAATGTATTCATGTTGTCGTTTCCTTTTGTTTTACTACAGTAATAGTAAGCTACTCGCTACCCAGTGTCAAGGGTTTATCATCGTGGTAGAACCTGTTGTTCCACTTCTCCAGTAGGTCTGCCATAAACTCATGGCTCATTTCAAAGTCACACCCAGGACAGAGCACTGTGTAGCCAAGGACGTAGTCGTCACGTACGTCTTTAGTTTCAGCTAGTACTACGTTGTCTATGCCGTCTGGTTGAGGCCCACAGAAGGGGCAACACTCTAGGTAGAACTCATCTTCCATCAGACTTCCTCACGGTACTTTGGGTGTGTTACAGCAGACTCCAGCATCTGTATTGCAATCTCACGGTCGTAGTACTGTGAGGACGAAACACGGGGAACCTCAATAAGTATTCCGCTTGGGATGTGTATCACACGTATAACCGTATCCACACCACCAATACCCATTCCTATCCTCTGGTCAATAACACGGGTATGTATCTCCTCAGGTTTAAACATTATACACCTTCCTTGATAAACGTTTCTACCCACATCTTAGTCATGTTACTCCGCACGATATCACCAACACTGAACTCAATGATGGGGATAGGCATGTCGTACTTGTTGATAAGAGCAAGTACCTTAGTAAGCCCATCGCCCTCCCTAAGGTCAGACTGCATGATGTCACCGTTGAGCACCAGCTTGGAGCCTTCACCTACACGGGTGAGTAACATCTTAAGTTCATGGAAGGTAATGTTCTGGGCTTCGTCACAGATGATAAAGGCATTCTCAAAGGAACGGCCACGCATCAAGGCCATAGGTGCAACCTCTAGGTTGCCGTTCTTCATGCCTGTGTCAACTGTACCTTTCCCTAGGTGCTTGTCCAGTACATCTAAGACTGGCAGAGCCCAAGGCTCACACTTCTCCCTAAGGTCGCCAGGCAGGAACCCAAGCTTTTCACCCACAGCTACGTGAGGACGTGTGATGACTATCTTGTTGATCTGCTTAGAATGGTAGAGAGAGGCAGCAATGGATGACACAACAAAGGTCTTACCTGTACCACTAGGCCCGAAGACTACCACTTGGTCTGCCGCTAGGAGAGCCTTGATGTATTCTCCTTGCTTCTCAGTCTTAGGTAGGATACTAATGGTCTTCTTGTTTGCGTCATGTTTAGTTACAACACGAGTAGTCTTTGGCTTTGCTTTTTGCTGTGCCATTACTTGTAAATCTCCTTTAGTGTTTCGTTGGCCCACTCTAGGTACTGTTGTGCCTTAGCCATGTCCTCTGTGGGGTTACCTTTGTACATCGCTCGGTGGTTGTACTTAATGAGGTTGCCACGGCAGTATGCTACGAATCCCTCCGGACCAAGGACTTGCTTGATATAGGTAATACACTCGATGCCGTCCCCTTGGTTGTAGTGAGAAGGTTTACTTACTGGGTTGTACTTACTCATTGTGTAAACTCCTTCTTGCTTTTCAATAAGAACCCTATAGGTTCCTTCTTAGTCTCTAGCCTAAAGTACTCTCCGTCACTTCGTAAAACTTTAGTTTCCCTAACGTCATCAGATTCAAACACTGTGACAGACTTAGGTTCGTAGGCATACCAGCTCATTGCGTAAGACTCCCCCAGCTTACAGGGAACAATGGTTCGACAATAGCCTTGATCTGCTCCGCTACCTGTGCTGTCTCTGCTTGGCTGTCGCCCCATGAACGAGTGTTGTACAACGATGCCCAAGCATAGAGATTACCTGACCATACAAACTCTGTGTACATTGACTGAGGGAGGACCATACGGGCTTGCTCAGGGGCTACCATCTTTAATAACAGCATTTCGTACATTTCTTTACATAAGCCATACCCGTCTTCTGGTGTAAAGTAAGGGCCGTCTTCTAACTCAAGAATCCCTTCGACAACGCCAGAAGACCCCTGCTTCTTGTCAGCACTACGTCCTCGCCATACCTCAGGAGTATAGAACTCTGGGTCACTGTCTACGTAACGACGAGACACTTCAGACCAAGGATTAAACCCTGCTGTGTGTTTCTGCAGTTGACGAGCAACAAAGAGTGGAACCTTGAAGTGTAACTTGATCTGACCACCGTTAGCGAATGGTACCCAGTGACAAGGCATACGCTTAACGTGGTTGAGCAGTTTACGCAGTTCTCTGTCTAACTCCCTGCACTCTCCTTTTGTAACAGGGTAACACGCAAAGTCATCAAAGCTCTGCCGTTCCCCGCAGGTTGTGATCTCCTCGACAAGCTCCTCCCAGTCCTTAGTGGTACAACCACGAGCTAGGAACTTGATGAGGTGTGTGTCTCTCTTGCCTAGCTTTGGGTCGGTAAGATCAACACCAGCATCATTCTGGTTATATTCCCAGTCACTTTCGCTAGAGAAGCTTACTCGTGCTGCGTTAACACAGGCCAAATCACTGCCCATATGCTCAAGGTATTTAACTTCCATCTCTTACGTCCTTCATCCAGGTTAACATTCTTTCATGTACTTCTATTGAGCTATTGCTTTTAATACGGTTAGCCTTGCGGGATAGCCAATTTACATTGCCCTGTACATACCCTAGTTCAGGTAGATACCTGTCTAGTTCTGCCGCAAGCTCATCTTTTCTGTCTGTGTACAGGCTTAAAGGGAGGTCTAGAACAGGGCACCTGCCTGTCCAGATACTCTCAAGGTATTCTGATGTTAAGTCAAAAGGAACGTCTAGACTTCCCGCCCTTGTTTTAGCCCTCGTACACCTGTGTTTAAAGGGTTTAGTTGTTCTGTGGCTTTCGTACCTTGCTCTTTGTGCGTCAGCAGCGCACACTTTACAGTACGGGCGTAACCTACCAGACCTATCGTTTCTAGCGGGGAACTCTTCTTTTGGTTTATCTACCTTGCAACCCTGACAAATCATATTACTTCTCCTTCTGATGGTCTAGTTATAACATAGACTACCTAGTAAGTCAGACCCCATGTGATCCTTGTAAGTTACTTTCATCGTGTATTCCTCGATGTAGTTTCAATTAGGCGAGCAGTTTTTACACATGCTCAGGTGTCACACCTTGGTTTAAACACTCGTCAAAGGAGACAGAGCAAGGCGTTAGCCTAGTGATCTCCTCCGGGTTATTCCAGAGGCTAGGTATACCGTAATAGTAAAGTACTTAGAGGGCTACGTCAAGTCCACAATCTCGCATGTGCCGCCAGAACATGCAAAAGTACTGGAACCTTTGGTAGTGTCTTCCAGTTCGTAGTCTGTTAGCTTAGTCCAGTCGATAGACTTAGGCATGAGAGCTAATGCTTCCTCGTAGGTTGCCTTGTCAATCTCCTGGTATGGAGCTTGCTGGTATGTGTGATCAGAGTGAGGTAAGAAGGATACACCTGACATCTCATCAAAGTGTTTGTACACAAAGGCACCTACTTCCATCCACTCCTCATCACGAACAGTGACAGTGATAGAGGGTTTGTGCTCACACCAGTGACGTTGGTAAGCAAGCCATGTCTCCATCTGTTCTACGGCAGTGAGGTCATCACGAGTGACGCACTTGTTAGGAGACTTAACAGGGAAGCTAAAGACTGACGTAGTGTCAGGCTTCATAACACAGGGTTCCATTGGGATACCTGCATCAGCCATGAACTGTGTCAGAGGGTCTTTGTTATCGCCTCGGACGGTACGGATATAATACTCGCTGTGGCGAGGATGGATACCTGAAGCACTATCCACAAGCTGAGATACCGTGCCCGATGGTTTGACGCAGGTGATCGCAGTACTTTGAGGAACACCCAGGATAACAGACCATTCAGCGTTAGTAGTAACAGCGACACTACGAAGATGCTCAAGAGTCTTCTCCAGTCCTTTGTTCTTCAGGGTCATCAACGGGTTGTCCATGATCCCTGTTAGCGATACACCAAGCAGTCGTTCTTCCTTGGTGTTAGCCTCCCACTCAGCACCCAAGTAGGGGAAGCTAGTGTAGGTAGACTGGACAGTACCAAGGATAGTAGCTAGACGTACCTTACGTTCGATGTCGTCAATGCTATCTGTTGCACGAATGACACACTCCGTCAGATTGCAAAATTGTCGTGGGCGAAGGATAATCTCAGAGCAAGGGTTGGTACCAAACTCCCAGTTAGGGTCACGTCGTCCATTCTTAGCTGCCTGAGCCTTACTAGCCACACGGTTAAATACACCACGCTCACCAGACTTACTCTCGATTAGGGAAGACCACTCACGAATGTATGTCTCCATGTCAGGCTTCTCAGTGTAGCACACAGAGTTGTTAGCCAGAGCACGGTGACCTGAGGTCTCCCACCAGCTACCTGACTTAGCGTGACGCATACGGTCATCAGACAGGTTAGACAGAGAGATCATTGCAGAGCGACGAACACCCCCGACTACTACCACTTCACCAATCTTACACATGATGTCGTGACACTCAATAGAGGAGAGCTTACGGCCTTGTGCCCCCTTGAATACAGCAGTGACAAAGTTGAAGAGCTCAACCAAAGGAGCAGGTCCAGAGGCACGACCACCAAAGGTCTTAAGCTTAGCACCAGCAGGGCGTACGTTGGATACATCCCAGGTGGGTAGAACACCTTCGTACAGAGCCTTGATAACTTTACGGAGAGCTTTGGCCCAGCCTTCCTTACTGTCAGCCACAACGATAGTCGCTGAGCTCTGAGTAAACTCACTAGGTACAGTAGGAAGCTTGGAGACATACTGTCGTTCAACTGAGAACCCTACACCTGTGCCACAGAGGAGGATAAACATAGCCTTGTCGAAGTCTGTTGGCTTCTCTACTGGTGTATACGCGCAGTTATACAGACAGGTGTTGTCACGCTCCATAGCACCACCTGCTGTCATCAAACCACGCATACTGGGCATCACTTCGAGAGACAGGATAGCCTGCTCTAGTTGATGTGTTGTTGGATGATCAAACCCATCTGGAATTACGTTAGTAATGTAACGGGATACTGTCTCTCCCCATGTCTCTCGTCGTTGTTTATCTTCTAGCCACCGACTGTAGCGAGATGTGGCAATGAATGTTTGATAATCTGTTGGTAGGTAGTTACTCATATACTATACTTCCTTTTCGTCTAGTTTATCTAGAAACTGTTTGTAATCTTTTGTTGACAGCATGTACTCCAGGACTACTAATACTGCTAGACACTCCTTAGTCTCCTCGAAGTAGTGTGCTAGTCGGTAGATATCTTTTAATCCCTCCACTGTGATAGCGTCTAGTGCATCTATGTCAATACTAACCTTAGACATATCCTCAGTTCTCATACTAAGTCCCCTAGGTATACTCGAGGATACTCTGGGTTCTTAATAATCTTACCATCTTCTCTACGTAAGATCGTACCGTCAGGCTGATACATACGTCCCATGTTATTCTTGTGTACTAGGGCTACTGCTTCATCTAACTTGTAACCCATCTCCCGAGCACGAGCATAACAAACGTACACCAAGTCAGAGAGTTCTTTTAGTTCTGCCTTAGGGTTGTGGTCCCTTACGTTTACTTCGTCCCGCCACTCTCCATACTCCTCTTGAATAGCAGTAGCATAACGTCCCTTGAGTATCGGTTGGTTAGCAGCAGTAGCATACTCTTCAACCATGTCGGCAATGGTGGGGGGTAGGAATGTCATCTGTGTCATGTTGTTTCTCCTGTGATTTTGTGTACAAGTTTCCATACAGAGGATAACCTGTTGTGTCCTTTGACTGCACCCCTAGTCTCTGACGGGGGGATACCTAGGTGTGCTGCTCCAAACTCTGTGTTGGTAAAAGTGTAGTCAGATGTATCCTCTAGGTTGGAAACATTGTGTGCAACAGACTCTGCTACGAGTATCCTGCTCTTTTTACTTCCAACGTATACTTCAACCCATAGGCTCAAGTCTTCTCCAGTTCGATGTAGGTTAACTTGATGTCATCAATCTCGTAGAACGCTGTCTTGATGGTGTCCATCAGCACCTCTAGGGTAGACTGTTCGTCACACTCTAGGAAGTTAGCATCAGGATCAATCGTTAGATTTAGGTTTACTTCAATGTTCATGAGTACTCTTTCTTTAAAGCTTTCATCGAGACCCACTGTGGGTCATACATACCGTCTTCTACTTCCCGCTTAACCATGACACCTTTAGCCCACATACTGTTCGACTGACCAGCCCAGGATTCTTCTTTCCCTTTGTAGCAGCCGACGACAGAAGCAATAATCCCCGAAGAACGAACACCATCCTTAAAGTACATAGACCTAAGGTGACTATGACCACAGGTAGAAGAAACATTTCTAGCCTGGAGGAGTCCATAAGCGTGGTGAATACCAGACAAAGCACGGCCAGAGTTACCAGAAGCAAAGTAGTGAGCGTAGTCCACACCATCGTAATTAGCGATAGCGGGGGCAGAGTTTGCGTACCGGTGGTACTCGTTGAAGTACTTGTCTGTTTGAAGATGGCTAAAGGAAATCCCGTACTTTGATCCCTCAAGACGTGGGTCAGAGGAGAGAGCCGTTTCGATTCGATGCTCATGGTTTCCCTCAAAGCCAATCCATGTGGGTTTCCCTTTGCGGTGGTAGCGGTATTGGTGTCGGAGTCTTTCTTGGGAGTCGTTGTAGACATCAATATCCGCCTCGTAATTCTGGGCTATAATAGCCGTGGGTTTTCCTTTGTCATACATGTTTAAACTGCGCATGTCTGCACCGTCACCTAAGTCGATAACCATGTCAGGCTTGAGGTCGTAGATAAACTTACCCAACCAATCAAAGCGTTCGTTACTTGCACTAGGGTCAGCATGTGCGCAGCTGAATACAAGCGTGACTTTACTTTTACTCATCGTGTTCTCCTACTATGCGCCATCCCTCTAGGGACAGGTAGTAGTCCAGAGATACAACAGCGAGTGGTTTCTTTCTATCTCCTCGGATAACAAGGAGTGGTTCGTATGAACCAGAGGCTTTCTCTGCCTGTTCGTAAGGACCGTAGACCGCAAACTTAGCGTAGCTCTTACACTCGATGCTAACTGGCATGTACTTACGGGCAGCAGGGGAAAGCTGTACGTCTTCTCCTCCTTGCCCCATACCAGTAGACTTAACGTCATCCTCTACTATACCCCGAGGAGTAAGCAGAGCTATGAGCTTATCTCGTACAAGCTTTTGAAGTTTTCGTCCCTTGGCCTTGGCACTAGACGTTGTTATTCTAGTCATACGTATCTCCCCAGCTAACTCCTTCACAAGCGCACTCAGAAAGTTCGTGAGCAGAGCAAATACAGGTTGGAGTAAAAGACTCACCATCGTAGTAAAAACCTCTAGACCCACCGGATGTACTGTGCATAACAATTAGCTCTTGCTTACTGTCGTCTACAGTTATAGAAGCCCATCCGTACCTAGGGTCTTGGTCGTACTGGTACTCTACTTTCATCACCAAATCTCCTTGTCAATCTCTGGCACCTGTGGTTCTTTACCTACGTAAGTAAGGTGTGATGGTCCACCTGAGTACATGAAAGTACGCATCCCAGGGTAGCACTTCTTCTTACGGAAGCAGTAGGTA